GCCAGCATCTTCGCCGGTTCTTTCCTCCACATCTTCTTGTGGAAGGATGTTGAATTCTATAACGTCATCCCCCTTATGGTGATCACTACATTTTACGCATCAAACTACCTTCCCTTTATCTTCAACTGGTAAACACTGTGAATTGACACTTGAACATATTATACTGATTTACAAGTCTTTCAAGTAGCGACTAAATGCTTTGAAATGTAATATATACTTATGTAATAAGAATGATAATTAAAAGGTTAATGATTGGCATTGGTGCGTTTATAGCCATCGTGGCAATAATGTGGTGGACACGTGATAAGAAGAAGGCATTCTCATTTCCAGATAAACGAAATGATAGGAAGACAACTACGCTTCAGGAGGAATTCCCATACTGGGGGCGAGGTGTAAACGCAGAACTGAGATGCTCTCGTCCGGATAACACCAGATGCAACGCCGGGTATGACAGTAGAGGAATACTACGTAGACTAAATCAATCGTAAATATATGAACGTTTTTATGTATCGTAAAGTTAGAATGAAGATAGTCATTAGGGGCCATATCCGAAATTCCTTTACGACCAACGAGTTGTATACTCTGCTCAAGTATTTATCCGAAAAATACGATATTCAAATTTACATCCATACTTGGAACAAAAAACAAAACGACGTGTCGTGGCGAACAATCGAAAACGACCCCACGGAAATAACTAACGATACCATAGAAACTTATTTCAAAGACCTTTACAAATTTGTCCGTGAAATAATTATCGAAGATGATGCTGAGATAGAACTACACGGGAATTTAGATGGCAAGTTAGCGTCTAGCAAAACAAATCTCCTCGGCTGGAAAAGATACATTTATGGTCAATACAGAGTAATAAAGCACGTATACGACACCAGTGGTGATAAAGATGAATTTTTATTGAATATGCGTTTTGACTTGTTCACTAACTCATTCGTGTTCCCGTATGATGAAATTACAGAGTTCATCGATGCTAATTATGGTATTACTCACAACAAGAATGTGTTTTTAAAAGAAGGTAATTACTGTGGTGTGGATAATATAATCATTGGTTCTGTTTCGTCAAACCATAAATTAGTATCTGCTATTCATTTTGGCCTAGATACTATACTGGACAATAACAAAACGCTACAAAATCCAGAATTTATAGTGAAAATATCAAATGATATGTTCATCGGTAGAACATGATAATACATATCAACAAACAAATGTATAAATAAAGAAGATGATTATGTAAATATAAATGGGATATATCTACATACTCACGTCGCCAATAGGGAAGTCGTACATCGGACAAACAATCCTCCCAATAGAAAAGAGATTTCAACGACATCAAAGAAAATCTAGTAAGTGTGCTGCAATTTACAACGCCATACAAAAGTATGGGTGGGAAAACTTTGAAAAAGATTGGTATGAATGTCCAGACGAAGACCTTAATTTTGACGAAAATCTTCTTGTGAGAGAGATGGGAACTATTGCGCCTGGTGGATACAATCTCAAGGAAGGTGGTGGTAATGGTAAGCTATCTGAGGAAACCAAACAAAAAATCGGCGGAGCAAATATGGGAAAAATTCGCACCGAAGAATACAAACAAAAAAAGAGCGAATCACAGCGGGGTGAAAAAAATCACAATTATGGAAAGGAATTTAGCGAGGAAACAAAGCAAAAGATTAGAGAAGCACGACTTGGTACAATACGTAGTGAGGAAACAAAGCAAAGGATGAGCGAAGCACACACTGGTGAAAAAAATCATAATGCCAAGAAAGTGTATCAGTATGATTTAAAAGGAAATTACGTTCGCTCATTCGTCTCTCATGGAGAAGCGGCGAGGCATCTGGGGACGGAGAAAAGTAATGGGTCGTCGATAAGTGCGTGTGTTCGTGGTGTCAAAGGGCATAAAACCGCATATGGTTTCCAATGGTCGTCTATACCACCATCTTTCCAATAACAAATAGTACACGTGTCGTTTGACCCAGGATATACGAGTTGCCATAAATACTCATACCTTGCCGTTGATGTAAAATTAAAAATGTCTCTCACCGACTTCGTAACAGAGTTCCTCGGAAACGAGAAGTTCTGGTTTTCAAAATCTTCAGAACAAGATGCGTACTTGACAGATAAATACGGTCATCTTCTGGACACGCCGGACAGTGATAACCATTTACATCTCACGATTTTGTACGACCAGCTCCCGAGGCATGTGTTCAGGAATGAGAAAAAACACATGGTCGCGCGTTTCCTATACCTAGCCCTTGTGCATTATGACTATGTATGTTTGGATACGCTTACAGACGTGGAATGGTGCTTTGCTCATCTGCCCATCCGCCACCAGGGGGACCCCGAATGGATAACTCGCGTTGTGAGGAAGGCATGGGAACGCGTCGTCCCAGGGTGCCACCCGTTCATGCTCCGTTTCATCAAGGCAACATACGAGCGCTGTCCAGTTGCGAACCAATCACAGTTCATCAAGACGACGTACACTAACACTGTTTTTTCATCTGCAACACATCGGGACACACTTGATTTCATCCCACCCGATGCGGTGATCCCGGTCGATCTTGGGAATCCCGTGGTAAAAGCGGTGCGAAAGGCGCTCGACATACACCGCCCAACCAAACTCTTGATGAGTATTTCTGGCGGTTCTGATTCGATGGTGGCATTCCACATCGTCAGCGGTCTGCGGAACATGTATCAATACGACCTGGAAGTCGTGACGGTCAACTATACAAACCGGGTGAGCGCATATGACGAGGAGGCGTTCGTCACAGATTGGGTGAACTCCTTTGGTTACCCGTTGCACGTGCGGCGGATAGAGGAAATTAAGAGGCAGAAGTGCGTAGAAACTGATATGAGGACCACGTATGAGAAATACACCAGACAGGTCAGGTTTTCTACGTACAAAACTATCGCCAGTGATGCCCTGGTGGTGATGGGGCACAACAAGGATGATTGTCTTGAGAACATCCTACAAAATATTGGAAATTGCCACAAGTACGAAAATCTCTCCGGCATGGACACGCTCGTCGTCCAGGACGGCATCTCCTTTTTCAGACCGCTTCTGGACATTTCAAAGGAAGACATCGTGGAATATGCGGAGATGCACCAAATCCCGTTCCTTCCCAACTCCACCCCTGCTCACTTTCACAGGGGTAAGATCAGGAATAGGGTGGTCCCCGTGCTGGATTCGTGGAACAACTTGTTCATTCCCGGGCTGTTTCATGCCAAGGGTACCATGTCTCAAATGCACAACGTGGTTGAGATGAGCGTCGCAATGGTGGCTGATAAATTTGAAAATAACACAGCCAGTTTGGATGTTTCGTATCTCAAGATGGGCGATTACTTCTGGAAATTATGCCTGAAGAAGCTATTTCCAGTGGAAAAGATGAGCAACAAGATGTTCTGCTCGCTCATGGAGTTGTTCAACCGGGCTCCCCAAGACACTCGATTTGAAATCAACAAGAATCTGAGACTGCATATGACCATCGCGAATACCACGGCGTGTTTCCGTTTCTACCACACGAACATGTAAAAGGGTTAACCCTATCACTCGTAACACTCACAACAGTCGGCCAAGGGTTAACCCTTCAATATTTTTTTTGAAAATTTAAGGAAATGAAAGTCTACCGGGTAGGTCTACCGGGTAGGTCACTATTTTTTTTGAAAAACTTCAGACATATACAGCCACGCACAAACATTGATATCAAGTATATAAATTCTACAGGAAATAAAAAATAAAAATTTAAAAAAAAAATAAATCTACTACCCCAAAATCTACTACCCCAAAACTGCTACCCTGATAATGACTTAACATTTATTTTATACATTATTATTAATGGTTGAGTTTATTAACGGCACTCTATATTCGTGTGCATGTGGTTACAAGACTTTGTATAAGGATTATGCTTCTAAACACACAAAGACCAAGAAATGTGTGAACAATGTTATGACTAAAAGGGATGTTGAGTTTGTGTTAAAAGAAGACCACTTGGCATCTCATGGAAATACAGAGATCGTAAATAAATATCAGGGGGATAATATTAACGGGGATAAAATAAGCGTCGTTGACAATAGTGTTGATAATAGCACTACCAATAATGTGAATATCACGTTGGTGCTTCCCGAACGAACTACGAAAGAAGACTTCGTGGAGTATCTAGAGAGCATGGAACGGTTGGGGTTTCGAACGCCAGAACAGGTAGCAGCAATGCCTGGTAAGCTGCTGATGTTCACACGAGGCGCCAAGGAACTACCGGGTGCTCTTATCGAGAGAAACAAAAAGATAATAGAAAAACTTCCCGACGGGACCGAACGGATAATGGGAAAAAAGAAAGCAGTGCGAACGTATACACACGAAGCGGTAGATGCGCTGTGTTTACGACCGCCTACAAACAGCGCGAGTGATTTTTTAGAGATGGACCGCGGGACGAAACGAACGAAGATGTCGATACAAGATGCTGTAAAACTCAGGGCTACTGATTCCGTAGCTTTTCATCACGAGGTCCCGACCAATGTGAAGACAATCCAGCAGCGAATAGAAAGCCACACGGAAAAAGCGCTCGATAAGATCACATTAGAAAACAAGACAAACGGATTTTTGTAATTGTCATTTTAACCATATTGACACACTGTGTATTTTATTACTCATCTCGCACACACACATAGTAAAACAACAAAATGTCTTCCGCCAAGAATGTCACCGTCGTTGGATCCGGATACGTTGGCAGTGCCATGGCTGCTCTTCTCGCCAAGTATCACAATGTCACCGTCCTTGACATTTCTCAGGAGCGGGTTGACAAGATGAACTCTCGCAAGAGCCCCATCGAGGACAAGGAAATTGACGAGTTCCTCGCAGACCCCGATGTCAAGATATTGGCAACCACTGACAAGGCAGTCGCTTACAAGAACCCGTATTTCGTCGTGGTGGCGACTCCCACTGATTACGACGAGGCATCTGGTTATTTCAACACCCGCTCCGTCGACAGTGTGATTGCTGAT